GCTATGAGCATATTAGCCTCGCCAACCGGCAAGTCTATCAACACATCAAGCCGCTCTTCATCAGGGATAAGCATAATATGTGACGGTAGCAGTTCACAGATTTCCCATATCAGCTTGTTTTCTCGTATTGATACCCTACGCTTCGTCATTCTGACCATCCCGTCAAGTCATTCATATCTATAAAATGAACGCTTGCCCCAATCGGAATATCATAAACTTTTCTATATAGTTGTTCAATGCGGGATTCTAGCTGCCTTATTTTTGTTTCCAGGGCGTCAAATCGTTCATCAACATACATGCTTTCTCTATAATCCGCTTCGTTAAATTCATCATTGTCCATTACTCACCGCCTCTCTCAAATCCACTAACAGCGCCCTTACGTCATTCTCTAACCGTCGCCTGCTTTCCTCCGCCTCGTCCGCTTCCGGTGCTTGCCCATTCTCGCCTTGCCCGTTCTGGCTGAACTGTGCCGCCAATTCGTCCGCCTTAGCTGCCCGCTCGTCTTCTTCCTCTTGCCATAGCTCTATTATTTCATCTATGTTTGGAACGCCTAAATAGTTGAGGATGTGCCTGATACCGGTTTCTTTGGGAATGCCGCCTCCCGCACCTTTAAGCGTTATGGCGTCAATTGTTGCAGCCACCAGCATAGGCACATCTTCCTCAACGATTGGCGGCCATGCCACTTTTATCGTGGCATCTACTGATTCAGGCCAATCCACATATTCTATCCATTCCCCGCCGTCATCCTCTCGCTTGTAACCTGATAATGCCCCTTTCGGAGCTTTGGCGGATTGCAGCAACACATAATTCATTATGTCGCGGATGATGTCTGACCATAGCGCCTGTCGGTCGAGTATCTTCAACTCGGTTGGCCGGTCAAGGCTTTTGGCTGTAGCAAGCGTTCCCACGGAAACGTCGCCATAGAAGGTTTCGGGAAAGCCGGAAACGGCGATAGCCTGGAGCAGCAACCGCCGCCCATCTTCCGCGCTCATGGTTGCGCCTGCCGTCCTGAATGGCGCTAATTGCGTGCCTTCGCTGTGGATGAAGGTAGAGCCGGTCACAGGTGGCGGATTCGTTTCCCCGCTGCTACTGGTCATGGTTGTATTCAATTTCGCCTTAGCGGCCGCCACGCCACGAACGCCGCCCGGTACTTTCAACTGAGCCGCCCATCGTGCCAGCGCAGACCAGACAGAAGCCAACTGCTCTAGGAAGTTTTTGTAAGCCAGCGCCCAGTCCAGCGCGGCGTAATACTCAGACACACCCCATCTGCCAATGCGATTGACGGCCACATGATAGACCGGCGTGCCCCACTCAACCGGGTAATCATTCGGTAGCATGCCCTCTATCTCGCCCGGCGTTTTTGGCACGAATCTGAAGTCTGGATAGTAGGCTGTGAGCGTTTCCTGTTTGCCGCTCAATTGCTGCTGTGTCCATACCCGCCGATAGAACCACGGCTCTTTGGCGTCTTCTGGGTTACACAGAATATCGTCTATTTCTTGCGGGTCAACGGTGCGAACTCTTACCCGCCCCGTTTGCGCATTGATGAAGAAGCGAAAGAACAAATTGCCATCTTGTTGAAGATCCACTTCTTTATCGCTGTATGCCTGGTGGCTGGTAAGCTCTGCCCGGTTGCGCTCATCATCCGCGAACTCTTGCAGCACTTCGTTAACCGCTTCATCTTCAGCCGATATGCTGACGCCCTGCGCCCAAACGTAGAGCCGCTGCACGTCCACTGACCTTTTGATGATTGGATTCTTGAGGCGCATTATGCGGGCTAAACTGGTGATTTGCCGCAAGCCATCGCGGGTGAATTCTTCTTCGGAAATGCGGGATAACATGCGCCATTCGGTTGAGTAGAGTAGCTGCTCCAGCCGTTGCATGGATTCGGTTAGCCGCACCAGTTCATTCGATTGGCGCTGTGTTACCTCGGTCAGGTCTGATATTTTCCCGCCGCTTAAGCGGTCTGCTGCTGTGTCTAGTATCGTCATAGTTTCACCTAATATGGGCTGATAGTGGTGTAATCCTGCTGTGTCATCACGCTTGGTAAGGCCGGCTCTTCAAGTTCCATAAGCCCTTGCCAGCCGATAGCGAGCGACATAACACAATCGTCATGTAATCCTTGCGGGGCATTGTAGCGCATCATGCCGGATGGCAGCCGCTCCATTTCGTATGCCTGAAGCTCTCCAACGAGAACAGGTTCATTAATAATCTGAATGTCGCCACGCTCAAAGGCGAGCCCTAATTCATCAATGGCCCGCGCCTTAGTCGCGTTGGTTGTTATGAAGGGATAGACGGGCATCCCGCGCCGCTGCAATTGCTCGATTAGCGGGTCGCCCATGCTATTGCGCTCGGCGATAATGGCGGTTGACTTAAACCGCTCATGAAGCGCTACAAGTCGGTTGACCTGCACGGCATAATCTATCTGGTTGAAGCGATCCATGTGGACAAGTGAGCGATTAGCGGCGTTGAGCACAGTCAGGACGGTGAAGTCGTTATGCTTGCCCCAATCCACGCCGATGATGTACTGACCGGCCGGCTGTGGTTTGCTTTCTGGAATGGCGGTGGCCGCTTGCATAATTCCCCTGAACACGCCGCCTGAATCATCTATAAAAAGAGCGAGGTATTCCTGTCGGTAAATGCGTTCAGGTAATGACTTTCGAGCCGCTTCGATTTCTTCATCTGCGATATACGGGTTGTCGCTGGTTGGTAGCTGCCAGCCCTGCCACTCTGAATCATTGTCATCCTGGCATCTCTGCCACAAGCGCCAGAACCAGTTGCGGCCTTTTGGCGTGCTGATAAACATAGCGCGCCCTTGCCTATCAGATAGCGCCGGTCGTATCGCTTCCTGCCATGCCGGTTCTTTCATAAAGGCGCACTCATCCAGAACGGCGAAGTCCAGCCCCTCACCTCGCAAGCTGTCGGGGTTGTCTGCACTTCTCACCCATATCTCGCCACCGGTAGGAAAGGTGATAGAACGCTCCGCCTTCCTGATTTCAACATCTGGTATCTGTAACGCCAACCGGTGAATGAGCCGCCAACCGACAATAGACATGGGGTATGATGGAGCGCACCACCATGAGCGCCCGCCGCTTAAGGCGACGTAAATGCAGAGCGCCGCGCCTAGCCTGGTTTTGCCCCAGCGCCGGCCACAAGCCAATACACGAAAACGTTTATCAGAATCCACAACCCGGCGCTGGCTGGTGTGCAATGCCGGAAGGGTAACGTTAAGCGTCGGCATTGTCACCCCATCCCAAATTAACGGTAAGGCGTTCCCCATCCGCCCCGGTTAGCTCTTGCCGCTCGACGTAGCCGCGATCCTTCCCTAATGTCTTAAGCGTTAGCGCGATAGCCCACGCCTCACCGTTCTGTATAGCCTGCTCCAACTTAAGCTCCGCCTTGTCCACCTTCATCTCGCGATAATGGATGATCAACTGCTGCAATCGTGGCGACTTGTCAACATACCGCCTGACCGTGTTATATGCCGCGCCTAAGTTTTCAGCAGCCAGGGTGATAGCACCGTGCGTCGTTTTAAGCTCGGCTTCTATCTGTGCAACGGTATATTTTTCCCTAGCGCCCATAATATTTCAATTATTCAACTAAAGCGCCCCGGTCGGAATCGAACCGCCCTGTCCCGCTGGTAACGGGGTTGTCACCCTGTCTAATATCTCATTTCTAACATGCCGCGCTATTGCTTCCATGAAAAGGGGAGGAACGGAATTGCCGATGATTCTGTGAGCAGAACAATAATCTATAAACTTGTAACAATCTGGAAATGACGTGCCGCGCCTTAATTCTGATATACTCATGCTACGCTCTTTAACGGGATGTATCAAATGGCTATACCCCGCTTCTGCATAAGCTCGCTTACTTATTGTTGGAAATGTCTCCTTTAAATTAAGCCTAACAGTTCCGTATCTTGTGCCAATTAACTCTGTTGCCCTTTGACCTTGCTTCAAGTTAGTCAATAAAAAACCGGATTTGCTCTCACGACTTGGAACAAATGGCATAAGATAATCGCAAACTCCCTTAATTGCCTCCCTAACTGTTATTCCCCTACTCTCGCCCCCTGGATGACTCGGCTCAATCTCCAAATCATCTCGCACGCCAATAAATATCAACCTTTGTCTAGATTGCGGAACATGAAAATACATAGCATTTAACAAACGCGTTGATACCTTGTAACC